CGATCTTCTGCCCTTGCCAGGGAATGAGGGATCCGTCCTCGGGGCGGAGGTAGTAGGTCCTGCCGTTGTAGGCCACGGTGCCGTTCCCCCGCACCACCCGCTCGGTCTGGTAAGCGGTGAGGAGATAGAGGTCGCCGAGGTCCAACCTCACGAGACGGTGGCGGGGGACAAAAGCCCTAAAAAGGTCGGCCCGGGAAAGATTCCCGTCCACCGGCTTCCGGTGCCAGTCCTGAAGGAGCCAGGCCAAGGCCTTGGCTTTGTACTCCTCCTCCAGGAGGAGGCGGTTCGGGTAGGGGTCCTCCTCGGGAGGCATGCCCGCCGCCACCCAAGCCCGAGTGTTGGCGATCAGTCTTTTCAGCTGGGTAGAATCCCGCTCGGTGGCGTCCCGGCCCGCGTAACCGGGCAAAAGGGCTTCAAACTCCTGGTGGAACGCACCGAAAAACCTCTCAACGCGCCCCCGAGTGTGGGAAACCCGGGGGCGGGAGTAGACCAGCTCAATGCCCAGCTGGCGGGCGAAGTGCTCGCTCTTCTCCGAACGATAAACTTTGCCATTGTCCCAATAAATCCGCTCCGGGATGCCGAAGATGTCCCATGACGGGGCCAGTTCACTCTTGTCCTGGGTCATCAGGATAAGAAGCTGGTCCGTGGGGACTTGGGACTCCTCGCGGCTGAACACCAGACTGGGTGAGGCCCCCGAAAAAACGTCCAGAGCCACGTGAATGCGAAGGCGGTAAGCGGTATCCTCATCGGGATTGAAGACGAAGACGTCGCATCGGGTCATGTCCACCATGACCATCTGCATGGGGTACTCGGACATGACGTGCCCCGCCCAGCTGCGGGCGAACTCCCGCCTACCCTCGTCAGAGAGGAGAGCCCAGCGGAATGCGGGGATGCTCTCAGCTGCCTTGATTAACCTACGCACCGTGGAGGCGGAAAGCGTGAACAGCGTGGAGCCGTTTTTATAGGGCTTGTAGCGGAGGATTTCCGGGTCATTCAGCTCAATGATCCGCAGGATGCGTTGGGCCGAAGCCCCCGGGTGGGCCAGCTTCAGTCCCAGGATCAGCTGGCGGAGCTCGGAGGGCACCCTGTGCTGCCCCTTATCGCGCCGAGCCCGCTGGAAGGCCTTCGGGCCCTCTTGCTGGAAGCGGCGGATGAGGCGGTACAGGTGCTCAGGCGTGATACCCAACTCCTGAGCCCCCTTTTTCACCGCATCCCAGCGCAATCCCCTGGGCAAGTTCGCAGTTTCTTCTGCGAGGCGCGCTAAAAACCCGAGCCTACCCTCAGCCTCGGGAGGCACCAAGTGGATATCCGAGGCACCCTTGCTATCTGGCCCTGATGAAGCGCCCCCATCCTTAATCAGGAGGAGAGTCCCCAAGTCCACAACGGTTTTGCGCCCCTCCTTGCGGGTGGGAATCCCGTACCGACGAATGAGCGTCCAAACCCAACGCCTGGTAACGCCTAATCTGGCAGCGGCTTCATCAATGCTTACCCACATATTCCTTCTCCTTGTGGGCTTCATTTGTGACATCTTGGGACAAAACTTCCTCCACCGAGTCAAGTTGGAGGGCTGTTTTGAGGGCCTCCAAAACCTTGTAGCTAGGCCGACGTCCTCGCTTGCCGCTCAGATAACAGTACAAGGTGTTGGTGCAAATCCCTGTCAGCTCGGAAAGCTGTCGCACGGTCATCCCGCGCTCGGTGAGCAGCTTCCTGAGCTTTTGGGGGTCCAAAGGGGTTGCCCACATATGTGACTTCACATAGGCTAGTGTAGCGGGGGAGGTCACATATGTCAACGGCAGGGCGCAACAGCAGGCATGAAACGTTCTGGGATAAGGGGAAGGCCGAACTACGCGGCCCTTTCAACGACCTCATCCTAGAAAAGATGCGGGAGTGGGGGATCAATAGCCTTGAGGAGTTCTCCCGCCGGGTCGGAATCCCACGGGGAACCATTTACTACCTGGTGCGGGGGCGCCAGACCAAAGCTGGCACGTGGGTCAAACCTAACATTGACACCCTGGTGGCTCTTTCCAAAGCCTTAGACGTGCCTCTGCACGAGCTTGTATACCGACTAGAACCAAGTGCCCCTGGGTACGAGTACCGCTTTGAACACCACATCCCAATCCTCGGCTACGTGGGCGGCGGCCCCCCCCAGCTGGAGGAGATCGGCGACCGCACCGTACCCGTGCGGGTGAAGGGGAGCGCCTCCCACCTGGTGGCCTTCAAGGTGCGGGGGAACTCCATGTGCGCCGGGCGGCGGCCAGTCTGCGATGGGGACATCATCATCGTCAACACCCAGGACAAGGGCCACCCCGGGGCCATCGTGGTGGCGCGGCTGGACGAGGGCATCTACGTGGTCAAAAGGATGGGGCCGGATGGCACCCTGTACTCCACCAACCCCGAGGAGCCCAACGGCCCTCCCGTCATCCCCGTGGACCAAGTGGCCGAGATCGTGGGCCGGGTGGTGGAGGTGCGGAGCAAGCTGGATTGACAAGGACCAAGCTCAGGGCTAAAATAAGGCTAGAGTGCCAAAAGTGCCCCCGGGAAAAGCCCGGGGGCAAAGGCTTTTAGGGGGAAAGCGTGCTGAGAGTTCTGAAGATCATCTTCGCCGCCACCGCCCTCGCGGTCCTGGTGGTGGAGGACCTCATGGACGGGGTCCCAGGGGTCCAGAAGAAGGAGGAGGCCCTGAAGCGGGTGAGGGAGTTGGTGTCTGCCATCATCGGCTTCTGGCCCGCCTGGCTCCCGGACTCGGTGGTGGGCTGGGCCATTGACGCGGTGGTGGCCATCTTCAACCGGGACGGCACCTTTCGCAAAGGCGCGGGCCCTCAAAGCGCCCCCGCCGGGGCCTGAGGCCCCCCGGTGGCCCCTCTCCCCGGAGACGGCCAGGCTGGAGAACCGAGCCTACTGGGGCGTGGTCCTGAGGAGGCCCTATGCCGAGTTTGACCGGCTCTCACGGGAATATCAATACCTCCGCCCCGACCTTTTCCGGCACGCTGCGCGCCGCCTTGGCCGAGGCGCCTAGCCGCATCCCCCTCCACCCCTTCGGGGAGTTCGTGGGGAACGGCACCGTCTTCCTCTACGACGAGGAGAGCCTGCGGGCGGCCCTGCGGGACCTGGCCGAGCGGGGCGTGCCCTGGGTCCTGGACTTCCACCACCAGACGGTGCGGGTGGAGGAGGGCCAGGGCCAGGAGGCCCCGGCGGCGGGCTTCATCACCGGGCTGGAGGTGGGGGATGACGGCTTCGTCTACGGCCTGGTGGAGTGGTCGGAGACGGGACGGGAGAGGGTGAGCCGGGGAGAGTACGCCTACGTGAGCCCCGTCTTCTACTACGACCCCCGGCCCGACGAGCTGGGCAGGCATAAGGTTTTGGGTTACCACTCCTTCGCGCTCACGAATACCCCCGGCATCCGGATGCAGAAGCGCATAGAAGCGGAGGCGGACATGCTGGAGAAGCTCAGGCAGGCCCTGGGGCTCCCGCCCCAGGCCACGGAGGACGAGGCCTTCCAGGCCCTGGAGAGGACCCTGGCCGAGGCCCGGGTGGGCCGGGTGGTCCTGGAGGTGGGCCTGGGGGCCGAGGACGAGACGGAGCTGAAGGCCAAGCTCCTCAGGCTCCTGGCGGCCCAGGACGCCCTGGCGGAGCTGGAGAGGACCCGGGCGGAGCTGGAGGCCCTTAGGGCCGAGGCCCGGGAGGAGAAGGCCCAAGCCCTGGTGCGGGCCGCCCTGGAGGAGGGGCGCATCCTGCCCCACCAGCGGGAGTTCTGGCTGGCCCAGGCCCGGGCCGACCTGGAGGCCGCCCGCAAGGCGCTGGAGGGGATGCCCCGGCTGGTGCCCACCAGCCTGCCCCGGGCCGAGGCCCCCAGGGCCCCCCTGGAGGAGGACCCCGCCGAGCGGCTGCGCCGGGCTTTGGGCGTGAAGGACGAGGCGTGGAGGAAGTGGGGGTAGCGTATGTTTGACACCGAGCGCTGGCTGGACGAGTACCTGATCGCCCTGCCGGTCCGGGCGGGCGCCCGCATCCGCCAGGGGGCGCTGGTCATGGTCTCGGGGGGCTACGCCGAGGAGGCCGGGCCCGGCACCGGCAAGATCGCCCTGGGCGTGGCCCAGGAAACCGTGGACAACACCGGGGGCGCCAACGGGGCCAAGGAGGTCCTGGTGCGGCGCGGGGTGTTCCGGTTTGAGAACGACCCTGCCGACCCGGTGGGGCCCACGGAGCTGGGGAAGGACGTCTACGCCACCGGGCCCAACACCGTGGCCAAAGGGAACTTAGGCCGCTCCAAGGCGGGCCGGGCCCTCCGGATAGACGGGGACTACGTCTGGGTGGAGGTGTGGTGATGCTGCTCAACAGGGAGAACTTGGACGCCCTCTCCCGCTCCCTCCGGGCCCTGGTCTTCCAGGCCCGGGAGGAGTACCGCCCCTTCTGGAACAGGATCGCCCTGGAGTCCAGGACGGAAGGGAGGGTGGGCACCTATACCTGGCTGGAGGACTTCCCCACCATGCGGGAGTGGAAGGGGGAGCGCCAGGTCCAGAACCTGAGCCTCAAGACCATCAACCTGGAGAACGCCGACTGGGAGATGACCTTCGCCATCGCCCGCAAGGACGTGGAGGACGACCTCCTGGACCAGATAGGCGCCAACGCCCGCGAGTACGCCTTCCGCTGGGCGCAGCACGACGACTACCTGGTGACCCAGCTCCTCCTCAAGGGCTTTAGCGCCCAGGGGCCCGACGGCGCCAACTTCTTCGGCACCCACCGGGTGGGCAAGAAGAACTACCAGAACGCCGGCACCGCCCCCCTCACCCGGGAGGCCTTCCGGGCCGCCCTGGCCAATATGCGCAGCCTCCAGGACAGCCGGGGCTACCCCCTGGGCTTCTTCCTGGACCGCCCGCTCCTCATCGTGGGCCCCCACCTGGCCCCCACCGCCACGGAGATCGTGGGGGTCCCGACCCTGCCGAACGGGGGGGCCAACCCCGACTACGGGGCGGCCGAGGTCTTGGTCAACCCGTGGCTGGTGGACAGCTACGCCGGCTACTGGTTCCTGGTGGACGGCTCGCGGCCCATCAAGCCCCTCATCCTGCAGCGGCGCATGGACCCCGAGTGGGTGGCCAAGACCGACCCCGAGGACGCCCACGTCTTCCGCCACAACGAGTTCGTCTTCGGGGTCTACGAAAGAAAAGCCGTAGGCTACCTCTACTGGCAGCTGGCCTACGGCTCCACCGGCGCCGGCTCCTGATGATCACCCTAGAGGACCTCCGCCACGCCCTCCCCCTGGACACCCTCCTCTACCTGGTGGACGAGGAGGGGGCGGGGGTCCTCGCCCCGGAGGGGGAGGCCCGGGCCCAGGCCGCCCTCAGGGAGGCCTGGGGCGAGGTGGAGAGCTACCTGGCCCAGCGCTACGCCCTCCCCCTCCCCGCCCTGCCCGAGGTGCTGCGGGCCAAGGCGCTGGACATCGCCGTCTACCGGCTCGCCCTCAGGCGGGGCATCCGGCCCGGCACCGCCGACGAGGTCCTCCTCCAGCGGTACCGGGACGCGGTGGCCTTCCTCAAGGACGTGGCCCTGGGCAAGGCCAGCCTCCCCCTTCCCCCGGCCTCCGCCCCGGCCCGGCCCCTGGGCGGGGCGAAGGTCCAGGGCAAGCGGGTCTTCAGCCGGGAGAGCCTGGAGGACTTCTGATGGGCGTGCGGCTTAGGGGGGACTGGCGGGACCTCCACCGGCACCTCCACCGCCTCTCCGGGGGCGTCCCCGAGGCGGTGAAGCGGGCGGTGGCCGAGGGCGTCCACGCCCGCACCCAGCGCCGCTTTGAGGAGAGCCGGGGGCCGGACGGCCGGCCCTGGCCGCCCCTCTCCCCGGCCACCCTCCTCGGGGAGGTGGGCCGGGACCGCGCCAAGGGAGGCCTCTCCGCCCGGGCCCAGCGGCGCATGGCCCTGCGGAAGCCCCTCATCCGCACCGGGCGCCTCAAGGCCTCCATCGGCTGGAAGGTCGCGGGGAACACCATCGCCGTGGGCACCAACCTGGTCTACGCCGCCATCCACCAGTTCGGGGGAAGGGCGGGCCGGGGGAGGAAGGTGCGCATCCCCGCCCGGCCGTTCCTGGGCCTCACCGAGGAGGACCGCCGGGAGGCCGAGGCCCTCCTCTTGGAGTGGCTTTCCCGGAGATGACCACTCCTGTGCTCGCCTACCTCACCGAGGCCTGCGTCCACGCCGGGCTTCCCCAGACCCGGGTCCTCGTGCGCCGGAGCCGCGAGGAGGCCTACCGGACGGTGCCCGCCGCCCTCCTGGCCCTCACCTCGGGGAACCTGCGGCGGGACGGGAGCCGGATTCAGGCGGGGCCCGAGCGCACCACCCGGACCCTGTATCGCGGGCTCGTGCGGGCCCGCCTGGAACTCTACGCCCGAAGCCAGGAGGAGCTGGACCGCCTCCTGGTGGGGGTACTCCTCTATCTCTGGCAGACCCCCTTGGAGGCCGGGGGGTCCTATCAGGCCAAGCTGGACGAGATCACCCTGTCGTATCAGGACGAGGAGGGCTTCCTCCTCCCCGAAAACGGGCTCGCCCTGGAGATCCCCGTGGAGGTCTACCTCCTGGAGGGGGTGGACTGGGTGCCCGTGGCGGTGGAGGTGGAAGGGCTCGTAGAGGAGGTGTGACATGCCCAAGGAGACCAAGGAAGCGGAGGACAAGGAGATCACCCAGCCCGACCCCACCGTGGAGGAGCTCGCCGAGCTCCTCAAGGTGGAGCCCTGGGCCCTGGCGGGCCTCCGGGTGCGGATGGGCTGGGCCGTGGGGACCCGGGTCTCCCGGGCCCAGTTTGAGCGGGCCCTGAGGGAGTTCCTCCAGGGGCCCACCGTCAAGGAGTAGGGAGGTGAGGCGTGGCTAGACTTCCGGGTGTCTATCCCGAGATCCAGGACGGGGGCTTGGGCATCGTGGCCCCCAGCGGGGACGGCCGGCGGGTGGTGGTGGGGGTCTCCTCCAGGGGGCCCGTGAACCAGGTGGTGGGCCTCTCCGACCTCTCCCAGGTGCCCACCCTCCTCGGCACCGGCCCCCTGGCCCGGGCCGTGGCCGACCAGCTGGCCTACGGAGGCGGCCAGGTCTACGCGGTGCGGGCCGCGGGGGACATCGCGGGCAGCGTCACCGCCGACAGCGGGAACCCCTCCTCCCCCGCCGTGAGCGTGAGCGGTAGCCCCCTGGACGCCTACGAGATCGTGGTGCGGATCGTCCGGGGCGGGGCCCTGGGCACCGCCACCTTCACCTCCCGCCGGGCCGGCGGGGGGGGCTGGGGCCGTTGCGCTGTCCGCCGTGTTGAATATGTGGGGTATGATTGAGCTG